GCGGCTCGCTCTTTTGCGCGCAGGCTTGCGAGTTTTTGAGCCTTTGTCTTTCGAGCCATGAGAACCCCTTTCGGTGATAATGGTGGCATAGATGTCTGACTGTCTTGCCGTCAACACGCCGATTTCAGTTTCGAGACGATCCATCCGTGTGAATAGTTGATTGCCGATCTCTTGAACAAATTGATGAACCGTCCATCGCAGAGCTGCTACAAACGCACCAAGAATCCCGGTCAGACCAGCAATCAGTCCGACCCATTCGGCAGCCTTCACTTCTTGAAGGGCTTCGCGTATCCAAAGACACCGGCAACGACCGACCAAAGAACGGCTCGGTAGTCGAGATCAAAGTTCGTCGCTGCCCATGCGCTAAGGAATGCGCCTACGGCTAGAACTGCTGGATGCTTCATGTAATCGTTCACGATTCTCCTTAGATTGCGAAGTTGCTTCGATCCCGATCACCCTTGCGAGTGAAACTTACGTGAATGTGTGTCTCATGAGGGTTCAGCCCGGTGTAAGGACGCCACGCCCATCTCCTGATCTTTGATGCTATTCGACCTTTGTGGATGACGTATTTGATCCGCTTATCTCCGGCTTTGGCAGCTTCGATGATGGCTAATGCGAGCATTCCAGACGCCTTTGAGTGACCTAACCCGGCGTCGATGTCTATCGCCCTTACAATTCCGTTTCTTCGAGGTGAGTGATCAGATTTCTTAGAATGCTTCGAGTCAGCCACCCAACCATCAGAACGACGATCGCGATTAGGGTAACGATCGTCAATTTGCTCACGGAGTTGTCGTCCGGCATGGCTAAGCCACGGCTTCTTCCTCAGCAACCCAATCACCTACTTTCTCGTCCCAGAACCAAATACCTTCATTAGGTTTTGGATGTGGAGGTTGCCAATCAAAGTTTTCATCTAACGACCATGACGGAAACGGTTGTGGTGCGATAAACACATCAGCAAGTGGATTGTAAGTAAAACCGATTCCGGCAAATTGTTTCCTGATTTTGTTGTTGTAGCTTGTTTTGATCCAAGTGCCACCTAAATTATCAAGAAGCCATTGATAACCTTCATCGCCATTTGGATCGTTATTATCGCCGACCAGAACGCGAATAACCTTGTTATTGGAATCAATCTCAGCCCAATGCGCCATTAGTCCACCTGCGCTTTTGTATAGCGAACAATAACTAATCCTGAGCCGCCGTTGCCCGATGCGTTTGTATCGTTGCCGTTAGCACCGCCGCCACCGCCTGTATTGGTTGTGCCATTCGTTCCAGCGGCATTCTTACCACCGGCTCCACCGCCGCCGTTTGATCCTGCTCCTGCGCTTGTCCCCAAAAATACTCCACCACCACCACCGCCAGCATAAAAATAAGTTCCGGATACATTTTGACCGGTTGAGGTTGCGGATCCCCAAGAAGAGTAAGTGGATGTTCCTGCGCCACCTGCGCCAGCGTTTGCCGCTGCTGCGTTCGTTCCAACGGCTCCAGCACCACCACCGCCGCCGCCTCCGGCTTGAGTTCCGTCGCCACCTCGAAATCCGGTTCCACCGTTATTTCCTTGCCCAGATGTTGCGGTTCCACCATCGCCCCAAACTTGATTTCCGGGGGTTCCATCTCCACCACCACCACCGCCAGAGCCACCGTTTCCACCAATCGCGGTTGCCTTTGTTGGGTTTGCTCTACCACCTTTGCCTCCACCAACAGAAGCGGTCAATGAACCAAATTGAGAATTTACACCATTATTGGAATCGACTTGTCCTGTAACACCAGAACCACCAGCACCAATGGTGACGGTGAAAGAATTTGGATTCAGAGTTTGTGAAGAATGAAGCAATAAACCACCGGCTCCACCGCCGCCCGGATAATAAAAACTGCCTCCGGCTCCACCGCCGGCAATAACGAGAACATCAGCAGTCAAAGCCACGCTGCCGACCGTCAGAGTTCCATTACCAGTAAAAGTACGATAATAATAAGTTCCGTCGCTGGTAAGAGTGCCTCCCGTAACAACGGGTTTGGCTTTTTTGGAACTTGAAATGATCCCTAGAATCATCAGGAAATATCTCCTACGACCAACCAAGTATCAGTTGCGACCTTGATACACGAAGCAGCCGAGTAACGCGCTCTCAAAAGCGGAGCGGTTGAGGTCGCCCCTGTTGATGTAATTGTTGTTGTGCCTGAAGTGACCGCTTTGATTGTCGTCGCGCCGGTTCCGAGTTGGGTAACGTTGATGACCGATCCGACAGGGAAAGCCACGGATGCGTTAGTAGGAATCAAAAAGTCGTTAGCGGTCGAGACGTTCATTCGAACAAGCTTGTTACGGTTATCGGTCAAAACGGCGGTATAGGTGGCAGTCTGATCGTTCAGCGCAACCTTTGCCAAAGCGTCATCGAAGCCGTTGCCGATGGTGCGCATCGCGAGCGCGCCGTCTTTGACCAGATCTGTGTTATCCGGGATATCAATCCCGAGGATGCTCGTTGTTGCCATTAGCTGATTACTCCTGTCGCGTTCTGCCAAGTAAGTGTAGCATCTACGTCCGTCCATTCGAGCGTAGCGGTGACCTGATCCCAATCCTGCGCCACCGTCCAGAATTCAGTCGGGCTTAGGGTAAGGCTCAGAGAAAGTCCTGAAAGTGTCGATCGGAACGTCCAGCCTTCGACATAACCCACGAAGTTGCCAGAGTTGATGTTGGCTGGCAGGTTAGCGATGGCGACCGGCATACCCATAAAAACGTTCAAAAGGCTATTACGGTTCGCGTCGCTGATTTCGGGGTTTTGTAGGGCAAAGGTAATCGAGTCGAACTTAGCCTTAGGCGTCGATCGGAAGTTGACGAATCGTTCCGCGACCAATTCAGCGTCCGGATCGTCATCGATGAGCGAGTTGATGGATCGAGCATAGAGCCCAAAATTATCAATAGACGTTTGGTCGGTGAATGTGTAAGACGTTCCGAAGTTGTTTTTGTAATTGATGACGAGATTGTTGACGATGTCTCCCTGACGAGTCGTCGAACGAATACCGTCTGAAAGCGCGTCATTAGCGTCAAGATTGACGTAACCGTTCGCGACAAGATAGTTCTGACGGTGATCAGCGTCTCCGTAGGAAATCAGACCATTGGCATCCTCATACAGATAACCGATGCCAGAATTAGCAAGATCAGCCACGTACGAATACATGTTGACCGGGTTGGCTGATCGGCTGATCATTTCGTATTCGCCCTCATCAATTTCGCCTATGCCGACGTTTTCGGCGTCCTCCCATGTAACGGTCGCGTCGTAGGAATTCCATGTTTCAGACGTTGCGACTTCATTCCACGAATTGGTCAAAAGGCTTTCGAGAATGGTTCGAATCTGAATGCCGTCAAAATCCTTACTCAACGAACCTTCCCAGACTGCGTTTTGGAGTTTGGCTAGGGCTCCGAGGGCAAGAATGTCGATAACTGTAACTGCGCCTTCAGATCCGCTTCGTTCGACTCCCACGGCAATATCTGAGATGCGACCGCCAAAGATGGGAACGAATGTCGCAGTCGTATCTTTGACCTCGATGTTGATCGATGTATTGATTCCCCATGTGTAAATCTGATTCGTCAGATTGAGAATCCGAATCGCTGCGTACCCTGCCTGAGCCTGCGAATTGACGTCGGTTCGCCCAGAAGTAATCGAGAACCCGACGAGGGTGATGCCGGTGATTGTGTCACCGTTAGCGCGGATACGGTATTCGGGAGTCCAAGCCGTCACGTTACGAGAACACCGCCTAAGAAGCCACCGCCGCCACCTGTACCGCGTGAGGCTGATTCTGTGAGGACTCTGGCGATCTGACGAGCCGTTGACTCAGAATCGATGGCTCCATTGACGGTGATGTTATTGGTAACCGGAGCGACCGGCGCGGCTGCTGGAGAAGCAGACGGAACACCTCGCTCGATCGCCCGGATACTTGGCGCGGACGGTGCGGTAACGCCTGCGCTTGGTGCGTTGATGGTAGGAATGTTAGGTAGTGCCGGGATTGCGTTATAGGCGCGGATAAGGGCATTGATGCCGGAGATTGCCACTTCAACCGTTGCTCGAATAAAATCAGCTGCTTTGGCGACTATGTTGATGACTCCTTGAGCGATAACCCCAAGAGCCTTGAGCGCACCACCGAGAACCGTTCCGATGACCGGTGCGATGTAGGTTCGGATCAGATCTGCGAACTTGGTAAAGGATTCCTGATTGGCTGCGACCGCGTCGCGAACTCGACGGAATAGGCTAAGCGCACCTTCGAACACCGGAGTTAGCACGGTTCGAATGATTGTGACGACGCGCTCGATGTTGCCTGCCAGACCGTTTCCGCTGCCAAAATCTTCAGCGAACTTCTGGATGACCGGAACGATGCGATCGTTGACGAAACTCAGGAGACGCTCCAAGACCGGGAGCAAAGCGAACCCGATTGATTCTTTGGCTTCATCCAGAACGATGTTGAGTCGATCTAAGCGACCCTGAAAGGTGTTTGCTGATGCGGCTGCTTGACCGGCGAACGTTTGTCCTAATTTCGCCGTTATCTGCTCGAATGAGAGGGTTTTGACCTCGGCTGCGGTAAGACCTACACCCAGACGAGTTAGACCCCCTAGATTGCCTTCTTGAGCCTTTGAAAGGGCTTCTGTGACCGCTTGTAGGCTTCGCCCTGTGCCTGCGCTAATATCGAGCGCGATGGACTGTAAGCGTTGCGCCTGAGTCAGATCCCCGGTGGCTCGAACGAGACGATCGAGTGACGGACGTAATTCATCGTCAGCAATTCCCACCGCGAGGGCAGTTGTCGAGATGTAATCCTCGGTCGCTTTGACTTGGGCTTCGGTTGCGCCGGTGACGTTCTCAAGCGTTCGACGGAGCGACTCTTGAGCTTTCTGATCTTCAATCGCTGCTTTGACGCCATCGACGGCAAGTTTGGCGGCGTAGGCTCCGGCGGCTGCTGCGGCAGCGGCAAAGGCTAAGGCTGCCTTTTTACCGAAGTCTGCTACCTTTGAGCCGAAGGATTGGACTTCCTTCTCGCCCTGACCCAGTTGCTTTTTGAGATTATCAACATCCGCGAGGATGGAAAGTTTCAGCGTTCTGAATTCTGCCATATCAAGTCCATTTCTTCAGAATGCGATCGAATGCTTGAACCCATTGAGCGACTAGTTGAGGCTGAATGCGACGGAGTGTCGGATAGATGAAGTATCCAGCGTTACCCCGGAGCCCTGCTCTCGGAGTGCGTCTTGGAAACTGTCGGTATCGATTAGAACCGAACTCAAAACCACGCCATAACTCTTTCGTCGAACCACCACCGCTAAAACGCTGACTGGCGAACCCATAAGAGAATTCACCCACTTTTGATGTTCTGCTGACCCGAACTCCATCAGCGATTCGCCGAACGGCGGTTGGATTGACTGTGCGCGAAAGAGCTGCGCGCCTGACTTCTTGCGCCGCATATTGAGCCAGTTCGTAGCCCATTTTCTTTGCTTCATCAGTCGCCTGTTCGTCCATCGCCTTGAATGCGCCGATGACCGAGCGTAGTTCCTTCTTGTCGAAGGCTAAGGCTGGCTCGGTCAATTGCGCTCCTTCAATACTTCAAGAGCGGTTAGGATGTCGCTGGCATCCGTCCACTCACTCATCGGAATTTTTGTCGCGATCGCCAGTTCGACGATCAACCGACTCAGGCTTCCGACTGGGTGACTTTTGGGTCGGACTCACCTGCCGAGATGTCCTCAACCGTGAGGCTCCAGACATCAAAAGGCTTGACCGGCGTTCCTGCCGCTTCGCGCTTGTGAGCGTTATACGCCAGAA